GATTGACCTTTCAGGTATTCTTTCAGAGACGCTGATACATCATCAAAGTCTAAGTCTGTTATGTTAATATTTGAACTGTTTATTGAAGCCATTATCTTACTCTCTGTAGGGTTACATTTAATTCTTGTGGTCTAGGATCATTGGAGACTGTTAACATTAACGATACATCCAAACTATTACCATTCATACTAGAGAAAACATCCGTAACATTCGCTCTTGGTTCATAATTATTTATCATACTAATAATATCTTGTTCTAAGACAACTCCCTCGGGGCCCATTGTACTCAATTCGAATAACATACCAGATAAATTGAGACCCAGACTAGGTTTAAATGGTCGTTCGTAAAGGTTTGTTGTTAATAGATTCTTTATACTTCTTTTAATAGAATTGATATCATACTTCAAGACTAGATCACCACTTTGTGGATGTAGAGTCATGTTGACATCAATGTCACTAAACCATCTTCGTGATACTCGTGAGCTCTGATTCTTACTATTAAATTGTGCCATATAGTTATTTATGTCGGAAGTACAGATGTATTTGCTGTACCTATTGTTATATCATCAGAAAAACTTAGATCGATTGTTTTTGGAAATCCTAAGAGTGATAAGAAGTCACAGAATGTAAATGTTATAAATTCTACTATAGCCCCTAGTCCGATAGCTTCAAAGAATGCTGTGACCTTTTCCATCCATTTTGTGAGTAAGTATCTAGGCCAGTTAACACTAAAGTCTCGAGCTCCTTCCATCAATCGTTCTATTTTTCTTTCAGCTGACTCGACTTTCTCTGTAATCTTACCACCAATCAATGATAGTAAATTAAATCCAGCTAATTCAATTCCTTCTAATTCTTCTATCAAATCAGCGTACGATGCCTGTCCCTTTTCAACTTTCTTTTTCCAAGCATCAGTTATTTTTTGTAATATTGATTCTACATCTAAGTCAACCAGAGGAAGTGGTATATCTGGTAACCCTAGAGTATCCCAAATTTCTTTGAATAATTTAATTAAAGCTTTAAACGCGTCAGCTAATAGACCAGTCATACCACCATTAATCTTACTACGAATGTATGACCATATTCCTTCAGCTTTGAGTTCAGGATTTTCAAATCCAAACTCTCCGTCCCAGAATTTATATGACTCTGGTAACATATCATAAAACTTATCAAGTTCTTCAGATATTTGTGTTTTAATTTTAGCTATTTCTTCAGCTGTAAATATTTTTAGTATATCAATCTCTATACCTAGAATAGTCAACTCAAAACTTATAGGAGTTAACTTACCGATTAACTCTAAGAACTTCTGTTGAACATACATAGGATAATCTTGGGTCAACCTTGTGATCATTATTTCCCATTCCATTTCAGGGATTTCTATTGTTTTAAATTTAGGATCATAAATGGATAACAACTCTCTAACACTATCCAGAATATCTTGAATTTGTTTAGCGGTCTCTTCTTGACCAGCTAATATTAGTTGAGAAGGTAGATTCGCCAACTGACTAAACATATTGACAAGATCACCTTTTGTTGGTAGAATAACTTTAGGACAAGCTAAAGGAGGAATTACAACTGGTTCGACTTGAAATGTAGTAGACATTATGCGTTCAGTTTAATTTTCGGCGCTATCATAGAGATATCACCTGTAGATGTTATATTAGTTTCACCTTCAACTGATATGTCAGCGTCTCCTGTAATGTTGACTGTTACATTACCACTTATAGTAACTGTATCGTCTCCTAGTACAACTGAGTACTTATCTTTAACGACTTTCTCTACATAACTTCCGTCTTTATCAATCTCTACTCTTGTACCTGTTCTGTGATATAAATGTATTCTTTCAAAGTCTGGTGTATCATCTAATTCTAATACATGACCTGATTCTGTTTCATGAACATGATTGAATGGATATTTGGGATTGATATGTCGTATAGGTGGGCCGAACAGACCTTCTAGTTTACCTTCACCGTCAACTAAGTTGATTACAGGATATGTTTTTTCGTCATAGTTTCTAGCTAATACATTAACATCAGAAGTACCTAAGTATAATTCTCTCGGATAGTTAATAGCTTCATCACCACCCTGATTCTTTGGTGACTTATCCAATCCTAGTGTTAACCCATAAGTTCTGTTAGACATTTGTTTAGGATTAGGCCCATCAGAAGTACCCGTGTATGATTTTATACTATCTAATCGTGGATCGTTATATCCGTCTGTTGGTGATCTAGGAATATTTGTAAATGTTCTAGTCCCCTGATCGTCTACTTTCTCATCTACTCGATAAAAATCTTGTGGAACACCAATAAAGGAACCTATGACAACAGGGTCTTGCATTTCAAGATAGTCTCTATAGAATCCCATTACAGTACTTCCTTCTACTAGACCATGAGTGGTAGTTCCTAAACCTGATAGAGATGGAGATGTTGTCGGCATCATTACATCAGACCATGGTAAATCTGGTGTAGCTATCAGTTTTTTGTCGTGAGTATGTGAACCATATATTCTAACACGAACTCTATTCAAATATAGTGGATCGTTTCTATCTTCCACCACACCCGTAAACCAATTAAAACCTGTCTTGCCTTGATATATCATACTGTTACTGTCTCACCATAATCCATTTTAGTCGTTTCAATATTATTAATTAATGAATCTTTAATTACTGTTAAATTTGTAGTAAGTTCATTCTTAGTTAATGTCCATTTAATATCAGTAATTAAATGTTGACCACCATCAAACTTAGGTTCTACCGAACCCTCACCAGGCCTTACTGATGGTATACTTAAATTAATTAATGTACCACACATCACATCGGTTCTAGCCGATATTACTACATTCATTCTATAATATTTTAGTAATTGATTTGCCGAGTTTCTAAATTGTGAAGACCCAAGATGTGTAAAATGGTTAGCTTGATGAATATTATCGTTGTCATCGTTAACAAAAGATGAATCACTAGTTAATATTTGGTACGCGTCTGGATAATCACCAATACCTTCACCCACTTCTATGACTCCAGTTGTCACATCTCCACCGTTAGAGGAGTTGGAACCTGTATGTAATTTCTCTGGTTGTGTACGAACAATTGGATGTGGGTTTAAAGATTGACCCTTACCACCAAAATGTTTCTCTAAGAAGTTGTATGTTTTTTCTGTATATATTTTATAGGTATTGTCAATTGTAGTTTGTTTAGAAGAAAATAATCCATCAGTAACACCTTGTAAAACATTAGCGTGTGTTTCGACTTTATAAGCTAGGATTCTTCTACCCATACCTATCTGACCATCTTCACCTGTCATATCGTATGGAAGATTCTGACCATCCGCGGTACTACCCTCAATATAATAAAACGGTCGACCATCACCATATTCTAGTTTAAACATAGTATTTAATGATTGTATACGATATCCACTCGAAGCTGTTTGAAACCAATAAAAAGAATCTTGTAATCCACTTTCCGAATCTACACCCTGAGCTTGTTTACATAACCAGTTTATAGTGTAACCTACTGTCCAATTTGGAATAACAACATGATATTTATCACCTTTCGATTTTTCTCTTACTCCAAAATAAGGAGTATCCAAATCAGAATTTGATATACCTAAATGGTCGTTGGCCACTAAAGCAGCTATGTCGGTCATTGATCCATTGAACGCTTGACTTATTCTTTTTCTTTTTGAAGTTAACATTTCTGGTGAACAGAAACTAATTTTAAATGCTTGTAATGAACCTTTGACTCTAGTAATCGCGTCGACTTTATAAATTCTAAATAGTTGATCTATAGCATTTGATTCATCCAGAGCATCCTGTTTACCCGAAGGTTGATTGAATTTTATTCTGATAGATTCTTGTCCGAACAATTTAGCGTTTTCTAAAAATCCTATTTGATCAGTTACAACAACTTCTCCCAATAAAAAGTTTCTGTGTATAGATTCATAGATATTACATTCAATAAATATTTCTCTTATATCAAAACCGTCACCTTCATTGTTTATGATTGTTAGAATATCTAATTCGTATCCTAGGGGGTTAGCACTATCGATGGCTGCTGGCATAATTAATCTCTGACTAGTTCTTTAAAGTCTTTTACTATAGTCCCAATATATTTAGGTTCTATATATCTTATTAGATGTCTTTCCTCATTTATATTTCTTTCATATTCTTCGTTTGAAACTGGGGTGTTACTTGTTGATACTGTGGTTAATAAACCGTTAGCATCTGTATAATGGTGGGCTACATCTCTCTCATTTACCACTGAACTAACAGTAAAACTTTTTGTCGAGTCTGACCCAACAACTATACTGTCTGAAGTGAATGTACCAATAACACTATTTAATACTATTCTATTATTTGTTGGATCAATTTTAGTAACTGTACCTTTGGCTCCCGAAGAAGATTGGGTAACAGTTTCACCTAAATTAAATTTACTCGATACATTTGTGGTCGCGTTATGGGATACGATATCTGTACTACTTGGAGCTGTTAGTACTGTACCTGAATATTTTCTGGATACAAACTTATATAGTACTTGTGATGACATCGGCCAATCGTTAAAATCTTGTAAGTTTTCATTGACTAAAAAGAAAGTCCAATATAATGTACCATCACCATATAACCTCGATGCCAATACATCAGGTCTTTCTCCATCGGCTATTCTATAATAAGTATATCCCGATATTCCTTCTTGTAAATAACTCCACACAGAAACCTTTCTGAATAAATCTTTAGCTTGATAATACTTACCATCACTCTTAAAGTCATAGTTTATATTTGGTATGTGTTTAAAAAATCCTTGTGCCATATCTTACCCGCCAGTTCTTCCTGTTAACCTATCATAATTCTGTACTTCCTGACCTTCTACTTTTCTACCACCCATGATATCATCCAGAGTACCACCTTCCTGAGAAGCTTCTCTATTATTATTGTCTCTATTAATATATGATGAGACTCTTTGATCGTATTTTTTTCTGTCCAGACCTAGAACCTCTTTGAATGTTAAGGATAATCCAACAGCGGCTGGAGCTCCATCAGACATTCTCGCTGAGGTGTTAGGAGCATGATTAACAGAAACTTTAGATAGTACTGAAACCATTGGATAATCCATCCAATCTTTTATCGGCCCGTGATATCTAATAGCCCATTCATTCGGAAATGTGTATATAGAATTTCCTGTATCTGGAACTATGCCAGGTAATGCTGACCTCTTAAACGCGTATGCCATTTCAGCTATCTTTTCTGAATCAGATTCTTTGTTGGGAAATAGAACAAAATTATAAGAGAATTCTCTCATGTCCACACCCTCAAATAAATTAAACTTCATAGGGTTCTGAACTTTACCAGCAGCGGCCTTTCCTATATCACCCATTATCGCTTCTTTGGTTGATTGGCCAATAGTAGACATTAAACCCTGATCAGTTCCATCACCCAAAGTCATCAGTTTAGCTATGACTTTTTCCATCAGAGTTTTCTCACCGACTTTAAAAGATATACCAATCTCATCGGTCATTTCATCGGGTACATACAAGAATATATCATATAAAGTTTCCTGATTTTCAGCCATCGCTCCATTCTTCCCATTTCTTATGGGTAACGAACGGAAATGAATATAGTTTGTTAGTCCAGTCGATGAATCCCCGTTTTCTGTGGGAAAATATTCTGGAAAGGTAATTGTCTTCTTAACGCCTGGTGTTCCTTCGGGTCTAGTGCCTTTTTGATTTAAAACATTAGCCCTTTCATTTTTATTCTGAATTTTCATAGCTAGAACATCAGCTGATATTTCAGGTATGTTAGATGTACGAATTCCTGTAGCTCCTGTCAATAGATCAGATAACCCATCGGATATTCTCTGATCAAATGTGTTAGAAAAACCACCCACACTCCCAAACTTACTTGTAAATTTAGAGAAAGCTGAATTTATATCCCCTTTAACGGAACCTATGTATCCTTTAACTGTTGATTTTGATTTTTTGAAATTGGCCATAGTTGTTTTGTAATATATACTTATATAGTTATTTATGTCTTATAAAGGAAAGTTTAAACCAAAGAACCCAAATAAGTACAACGGTAATCCTACTAACATTATTTATCGTTCATTATTAGAGCGAAGATTCATGATGTATCTGGATAACAATTCGGCTGTACTTAAATGGAGTTCTGAAGAAATCATCATACCCTATGTGTCGCCGGTAGACAACCGTGTGCATAGATACTTTCCAGACTTCTATATGAAGTATAGAAACGCTAAAGGTATGATAGTAGAAGAATTGATTGAAGTAAAACCTTTCAATCAATGTACTCCACCCAACCCCAAAAAGAAACTTACAAAGACTGGTCGAACTTCAGCTAGATATCTAAAAGAAGTACAGACCTATATGGTTAATGACGCTAAATGGACTCAAGCTATG